ACCGTAAGACATAGGAACCGAGCCGATCTGACTTATTCGATCAGCCTGATTTAGATTACGGCGAGCTGCTTCCTCTAACCATGCCGGTATTTCCTGAGTTGTAGTTGAACCGCCTTTGCCCATTCTTATATCTCCTTAACATACGACGAATGCATGGGCTTCCACCCATGCTTCGACAACGGTTTTTTCCATCCAAATCGTCCAGTCATGTTCAACGCCGTGCATCCCTGGTCTTTTGCCCACAGTATCACGTCTTCATGCATACCTAAAATTTCCGTGAGATCACCGCCGCCAAGAAAAATATTTAACACTTTCATTTTTGGATAAGTAATAATTTCAGTCACCAAGCAGCTCTTTTTTGCTGGCCACAATTGCATCGTTCCTTTGTAGAGCCCTTCATAAATGTCGATCAGGTCATGCGTTCCCCCCGTATACTCCAGGGCTGCCTCGATGTAAGGCTTGCATCGCTCGAATTCCTTAGTGCCTAAAAAGTCGTTAGCGCTACTCTTTTCCATATTGCCGTACTTCCGTCATGGTCTGCCGTGCAGACGTAAATGTAATTTGTATCCCAAGCTATCATGCCAGCTTTGTTGCCAGGCGCTCCAGTAGACGAGGAGGGGGTTGCTTGCTTCATTGCTACCTGGCGAAATGCGCCGCTCGCAGAAACAACTGGGTATCCTTTTTCATTATCCCATAGAAATATTCCGTTTTCGGCCGGTATGTCTCCAGATGATTTAAAAAACAATTTTCCTAAATTGCGTGACAGAAACAAGTTTATCTCTCGACCCCATTGGCGTATGTCCGATCCAATTACTGGCGGTGTGACAGGCATTATCTACGCCCCCCTGGTTTGATATCAAGGCGCATAGCTCCAACGCGCCAAGCTGCAAGCCTGTCACCCTCAACACGCATGCGAATTTGGCGACCAGAAAACCTGACTGATGTTGGATTGGCTGGATTAAATGGTCCGTGTGTTGTTTCTGCATCGTTAGGATGAAATCTAGTTTTAAATTTTAAATCAACGTCGCCCTGGGTTTTTTCATCTGGAATGACTGACGTCACTTTAGCTATGTTATCCCCAGCTCCTAAGCTAATAGGGCCAGTCTCACAAAACACGGATCCGCTGTCGTAATTTAAACCTGTTTCGTGGGAATAAATAGTAACACCATCAACGGTATTTGCAGTTCCTCCCATGCCTGAGTGATTAGTACAATAATAATAAAGTGTTGGAGTTGAGGCAGTAACAACTATTTGAACAGTGTTACCAACAACAGTCACGCCTGTTGTGTATTCTGATCCGCCTCCGTGCGTACCATTTGACGTTGTAGAAAAACGCAATGGATGACCACTATTTGAAGCGTCTGATTGATCAAAAACATAAGTATTACCAGCTTTTAAAGTTAAAGTTGGAGCTGAGCCAGAGTAAGTTGATATAAAATATTTGTTTCCACCATCGTTCGCCACGGTAACATTGTATGTAATTGTTTCTGTTTGTTCACCAACCAAATAAGGTTGCCTAAATACACCTCTAGGAACTCCAGAAGTTCTCGAAAGATTTCCAATAAGCCAATGGTTTTCCAACATATCAAACGCAACGTATCGGTCAATTTCTGTAGAGCCAGATGACGGATAAAACCACCATATTTCAGAAAACTCTGAATTACTGAAAGCCCATATTTTACTTTGTTGATTTACATTTAAATCATCAAAAACATAATCGTGAACCTCGCAAGGCAACTCTGAAACAGTATTACCATCAAACCTAAAAAATCCTCGCTGACCCATCCAAAACGCACCCATGTCAGTGTCTACCGCACTAAGTCTAGAAACAGCTCCGCAAGCAGTTCCAACTCGATCGAAGCCGTACACATATGGTGGTCCAAGATATTTTGCACTGTGTGCATCTAAATCGGTTATTATAAGAGTTTGGCCCCTGGTTTTTATAGCTTGCATAATTTGGCCAGAAGTTTGGAGCAAAATATCACCAGCCTCGTTTGTGGCTGCCGGCACCCAGGTCAAAAAGTCTTCCTTGTCACTCCATTGCACTTTGCGTGGATTGCCACCAGCTCCAAGACAAAAAACAAATCTTTCTTCAGTAACAACTAAGCCGAGATTGTTGGTTGGTGCCCCAGAGACAACTGCCGCGTTATTAGAAGGGTTAAGATCCCAACGAAACAAACGGCCATCATCGTAATGCACTGCAAGTAATTCTTCTCCGAAATTATCCAGCGACCAGGTGCTTGCTTCTGAATATGTTCCAGTGCTTGGGCGTGTAGTTCCGTAGTATCCTTGGCCGTAAAACCCACCACCATAACCTAAATTAAGCGCGGCGTCCTCACGGCCAGCGGCTAATCCAGACGGAGTAATATCTGTCACAACCCCTGCGCCAGTCATTACTTTTAATTCGTTGTGGCTGCCACCGGCAAAGTAAGCGGTATTGTTATTTGCTTCCCATGCATGTGCGCCTCTGATTTTGTTTGAGCTAAACCCTGCCTTCTTTTCTTGCCACCCACCAATGGGGCGTAAAGAACCATCACGCCACCTTACTAGGCTACCATCACGCCACCGATTAGACGCATCAAACTCTGTTCCATTTCTGTAAAAACCGGCTGGTAATTTGAGTGGTACTAATGGCATCTAAGTTATCCAAACATCATGTAAACTGCGGATCGTGAAGCGCTTCCAGAAGTATTAACCCACCCATACACGGTTACAGCACTTCCAGTGTTATTAGTAAAAGGATTGCCATAATTAGTAAGAGTATTGATATTTCCTTGCCAATTATTTCGCCAAACAAGAGCCATATTAGTTTGGTCAGAACTCCATCCAAAAATTGTTTTCCCATTTGGAACAGAAATACCACCGCTAAAACTTACTTGGGTGGACGATCTTACAGAAGCACCAGTTACGGACCCTGCGCTATTAAAACCGCCGCTTACACTTATATTACTTGCAGCATCAGTTGCCGTTATTGCAGTCACATGACCATTATCATCAACTGTAATATTCTGAATATAATTGCTTCCAGAATTACTCGTAGCACCATTTAAATTTGATGTATTCCCATGTGAAAATGTGACTGTTTCATTGCTTGATTGGTTAAGTGTTATTGTTCCACCACCACTCAGATCGTTTCCTGCTTCAAGTGTGATTGTTGCGTCACTTACAGTTGGAGAGCTTACTTGCGCTGATGTGTAAGTGGCAATATCTGACATAGAAACCTGTTTCATAGTTCCGTTGTCATTAAACACAACCCTATCAGACGCTGCTACTGTTGTAGACGTTGCTGATGTTCCACCGTCTAAAACGCCTAATTCAGTCGATGTAACATTAGCTGCCGCAACCTTTCCCGATCCATTAGAAATTAATACTCTATTGGTTGTTAAGTCTTCTGTATCTATAGTTGTTGCGCCACCAGTAATATTTGCTTGTTTACCACTACTTAATGCATCTAATTGAGTTTGGATATTACTACTTACACCTTCTAAGTAATCAAACTCAGTTAATGAAACGCCTGTTGCTCTTAAATCTTTTGCATAATTTAAATCAGTAAATGTTCCAGTAAATCCATCTAGCTTGTTGATCTCCAAAGCAGTACTAGTGACGTTTGTTCCACCAATGGTTAAAGTATCTAAATTTGGAGCTATTGTGCCGCTTGTACCATTTACTGCATCAGCAATGGTTGTAAAAGCCTGGTTAGTTTTGGACCCCCAAGATCCTTCATCACCGCCTATAGTCGCGAGAGTAAGTGATATAGCCATTTCAATCTCCTATTTAAATTTTGTTTAACACGTTAGGCAGCGTCATCCCAAGTTTCGGCGTTTACGTTAGTTACTTCTGTCCAAATGCCATCGGGAGTAGGCGTTACATTAGGCCAAGTCTCTGCATCTGTGTCTGTTTTCTCTGTCCAAATTTCAGTAGAAACACTTAAATCTGTGTAGCTTTCTGGTAACGTAGTTATTTCCATAAACGGGAACCTGGCCAGTGGCACATCAAAAGCTCCACTAGCTAATTCTAAAGAAGCCAGTTTATGATCTTGGGTTATAACAGTGCTATCTGGAATGTGCCCCGCACCAGTAACATCATCTGACAGTAAAATATGATTTTGCGTTACTATTGCATCTGCTATTGATGGCGCACCGCCATTAACATCATTTCCTGTTAATAAATAAACAATTCTGGCAGTCGTAGCATCAACAACAGGCGCACCCGTGGCAATATCTGCACTGCTTAACGTGTGTATCTGAGAAATAGCAGTTGTAGTTACGTCAGGAGCGCCAAACGTAATATCGGCAGTGCTAAATTTATGATCCTCAGTAAGATCAATATTAGGTAAGCTGACCGCGCCTGACGTTACACTATCTGTTGTTAAGTCATGTACTTGCGTAATGCTTGCTAAACCTACAGACGGAAATCCAGATATTACATCATTAGAAGCAGGAGCATGAATTTGAGTAAGCGAAATTGTTGCAACTGTCGGAGCGCCAGTACTTATATTATCCGTGTCAAATCCATTAACCTGAACTATGACAGTTGGTGAAATTCTAACGCTGCCAGTTATGACATTTGGCGCAGAAAAACTTTCGTCCTCAAACATGGTAAGGACTGGGGCAGGAGGCGCGTTTGGCGTATAAACGCCTGACACATCATGGTTCTGCGTTATTGCACTAGTGGCAACGCTTACGCTGCCAGTAGTAACGTTGTTAGTTGTAAGATTTATTACACCTTCACCACTATCAGCAAGCGGAGCAGCCGCTAAAGGGGTAAAGCCTAACATTTGTTAGGAAACTTTCTTTTCTGTATTTTTGCTTGCCTCGATAGTTGCAATTAACGCACTGGTAAAATGATCTAACGCTGCTGTTTCTCTATCTAAATCAAAACGTAATTTTCCAACGCGCTCTTGGCAACTTTTGCACTGAGCAACTAAATATTTTTGCTTATCGTCAAAATCATCAGCGTTGTATTCCTCGCCATTAATACTGATAATATTTGTTTTTTCTTCTGACATTATTTTTCTCCCGTCAAGATGATGGCTGTGTAGGCCAAGTTACATTGAATGGTGCGCCCTCTTGTTGAGGTACGTTTAGCAAGTCTTTCCGATACTGTGTCCACTGAGCTTGTTTCTCTGAAGTTAAATCAGCCCAACGCAGCGCATTGGTTACTAAAGGATCAACGTCATAAGTTAAAAGAGCATCGCGTCTTTGTCTAATAAGCTCAAAACACTTGTCGCTGCCTAGAGTTGTCTTACCGTTAGCTACAGCCGTTTCAACTGAGGACATATCCCTGTCACCCCAAAGATCTAAAAACAAGTGTGCGTCTAAATCATTAACAGATAGCTCAAACTTAATTGCGTTATTACCTTCAGACATTTGATCTGGGTTAGCTATAAGATCATTAATAAGACCTACGTCTAAAAGACAGTCACTATAGATTTGGTCAACAGATGCAGGAAGGTCATTTTCTGTTAGTTTCTTCATTATCCAAAAACCTCATAACTGCCTCTTGCAGCACCACTTCTATTATCGAAGTAAACAGTTTGGTTAGAACCAGTGTTGTTTGTGTACCAGCCTAAAGGTACAAAGCTTGCTAAAAAGTAAGTGTTTGATGTGGATCTAGCACTTCTTAAAATGCAACCGTTTACACTGTTGTAATAATTAGTTAACCCTCTAAGAGACTGTCCGTTTGATAATGTAACTGCAGTCCAAGAACCCAATGAAGTAGCCGTTGACCAGTTGGCGAAGGTACTTGTTTGGTTTCCAAAATGACCGCCACCACCACTTATGGTTCCAGTGATTGTACCAGTGACATTTAAGTTTCCGTTTACTTGAGCGCCACTACTAGTCGTTTGAAACTTGTTAGACCCGTTATAATACATACGGGTTTCGCCATTAAACACTCCGTAAAACATCCACTCATTGTTTACGTCATTGTAGATACCAAGCTCAGAACTGTTGTTGTGCATAAATACTGCACGACCGCCAATGCTGTAACCTTCCCAACCACCGTGTGCGCCACCGTCTATTTGGATAGAGCCATAGTTGCCTGAAACTGGTTGGAAGTAGCCATTGCCAGTGTCACCTAAACGCACACCTGTTGTGGTAATGTAAAGCTCAGTATGTCCACCTGCAACCATGTGTATGTCGTTAGTAGCAAAATCAATATATGTATCGCTATCACTAACGTGGGCTAACCTAGCACCCATTTGTAAAGTTCCATCAACTCTCAAACCTAAAGGAGTATAAAGACCGTTACTAAACTCTTGAGCATTATTTAATCTTAGCCAACCATCATTGTAATCTGCGCTTAATGCGGTTCTGTTATTAAATGCTATCCCTCTATTATCGTTAGTATCGTTTGCACTAAAGTTTATAACATCTTGTCCGTCTTGAGATAAGGTTAATGATCCTGAGATACCAAGACTACCACTTACATTAGCTCCACCACTGGTAGTTTCGAACTTCATTGAACCGTTATAATAGAGTTCTGTTTCAGCATTACGCCTACATAGCAAATTCCATTCATTATCCGTATCATTGTAGATACCGCAATTATTTGCACCATCAGACATTAGTGTCCAATCATCACGAATACCATACCCTGCCCAACCAACACCACGATCATCGTCTACTTTAACAGTTCCATAGTTGGCTGTTGCTGTATCTACATATTGCGCCCCATTACCCATGTTTCCAGTGTGGTAAATCTTATACAAACTAGACCAAGTATTATTACCGCCATGCCCAAATCTTGCATAAAGGTTTGTATTTTGTCCTGTGCTTGAATATCCGACAAGTTGCCACGGAGCATAACCATCATGCCAACCTTTAACTGTGAGTGATGACCACCAAGCGCCATTAATATCATCTGTAAATTCAGACGTAACTTTTTTATCAGCATAATCGTTTGGCACTCTA